TGGGATGTACTAACAGCGACTTATGACTCTGTAAGTTTTAGCGTAAACGCACAAGAAACAAATCCTAGAGGTCTTGCCTTTAAGACTGATGGCACGAAGATGTACATCATTGGAACCCAAGGCGATGATGTAAACGAATATGCTTTGTCAGGAGCCTGGGATATATCTACCGCATCTTTTACAACTAACTTTTCTGTCTCGGCACAGACAGGAGCTTTACCAGTAAAAGTGCAGTTCAAAGATGACGGTACTAAGATGTATGTCTTGTCTGATACTAATGACGCGGTTTATCAATACAGCCTATCTTCGGCGTGGGATATAAGTACTGCCAGTTACGACTCTGTGTCTTATGCGTTTACAGCAATTACAGGAGAAACCAGTTGTTTTGGCCTTGCCTTTGCTGACTCAGGTACTAAGATGTATATGATCGGCATAACCACAGACCGTGTATGGGGCTTTGCACTAGGTACTGCATGGAACCTTGCGACTACTAATGCTTACTATAGAAGTGTAGCGGCAGAAGAAGCAAACCCACAGTCTGTTACTTTCAAGCCAGACGGGACGGAGATGTACGTTCTCGGAACAACTGGCGATGATGTCAATCAATATTCCGTTTCTACTGCGTGGCAAGTAGATAAAGCATCTTATGTGCGTGTGTTTGGTGTTGCTACTCAGACTGGTACTTTACCAGTAAAAGTTCAATTCAAAGATGATGGTACGAAGATGTATGTGCTATCAAATACGAATGATGCGATCTATCAATATAGTCTTTCAACTGCTTGGAACATATCTACTGCTACTTACGATTCTGTTAGTTTTAGTGTTACATCTCAAGAGGCAACACCACAAGGAATGTTTTTTGGTGACGGTGGAACAAAATTATATGTAATAGGAACCACAAACGATACGGTGTACCAATATACTTTATCTTCTGCGTGGGACTTATCTACTGCATCCTATGCAAGCAAGTCTTTTAGCGTTGGTTCACAAGAAATAAATCCGCAAGCGGTTTTCATAGGCAACAGCGGATCAACAATGTATATTGTTGGAATAACTAACGATACGGTTTACCAATACACTCTAGCAACACCGTGGGATGTTTCTACTGCTTCGTATGCAAGCAAAAGTTTTTCGGTTGCGGTTTATGAAACTAACCCAGGTGCGGTATGGTTCAAAGACGATGGCTTGAGTTTTTATGTTGTTGGAACGACAAACGACGTCGTATGGCAGTTCACAATTTCCTAAAAAGGAAAGATCATGCTTTATGTAAAAGTATCTAATGGTTCTGTGCAGTTCCCTTACACCATAGGGCAACTCCGCAAAGACAACCCAAACACGAGTTTCCCTGCCTACATCACCGAGGCTACGCTTGCGAACTACAGCGTATTCCCTGTTGCCGAGGTTGCGGCTCCCGTAGTCAATCCTCTTACACAAAGGCATGAGCAAACCACACCAGCACAGGTAGATGGCAAGTGGACTCAGGTATGGCAAGTGATAGACCTACCAGAAGATCAGGCTGCGGCGAATGTTCGTGCGGAGCGTGATCGTAGACTTGCGGATACTGACTGGACGCAAGTTTTGGATGCGCCTGTAGATAGGACTGCCTGGGCTACCTATCGCCAACAACTTCGTAATGTCCCTCAACAGGAAAGTTTTCCTTTTAATGTTGTATGGCCTACACAATCTTAAATATTTCTTGACAAATTAAATAGGATCGAGTACAATGGCAATTGGACATGAAACTACTAAAGCTGCTGGCGATGCTGTATCAATAGTAACTGTAGTAGGTACATTAGCAGAAGTATTACCAGCAATTGCTGCGCTACTTACTATTGTATGGACTTGTTTTAGAATCTACGAAACTCAAACAGTTCGAGGCTGGTTAGGAAAGAACAATGTCAAGAAAGATTAGTAAAGGCAAGACTAAAACCACTGCTGCTAAGGAAACTATCTACACAGTTCCTACGCACCAGACAGCATTATGGACATTATTGTATGTTGCCAACATCGGTGCTAACAACAAAACAGCAACAGTATATTGGTATGATAAATCTACCAACGAAGAATACGGCATAATTAATACTTCATTCAATGCTGGTACAGGGTTAGAGTGGGGTGGTGATGGTAAATATGTTGTACTAGAAGAAGGCGATGAGATTAGAGTAGAACAGCAAGATAACCTTACTACCTTTAGTTTTATTATATCCGTAGAGTTAGATCCTAAACTAGCAGTTCAGTTTAATACTTAAGGAGTTACTATGTTTAAACCTTGCCCTGGTTGTCCTAGTCCTGCAAAGTGTAAGAAAGCTGGTAAGTGTATGAAGAAGAGTGGTTATATGAAAGAGAAGAAGGTCAAGCGTGGCTACTAAACCAGGACTATACGCTAACATTCAGGCCAAGCGTAAGCGCATTGCTGAGGGTTCTGGTGAGCGTATGCGTAAAGTAGGTAGCAAAGGCGCACCATCGGCACAGGACTTTAAAGATGCTGCTAAGACAGCAAAGAAAAGGAAGAAGTAATGCCACTAAAGCAAGGATACTCTAAGAAGACTATCTCTGAAAACATCCGTAAGGAAATGAAGTCAGGAAAGCCTCAACGACAAGCAATTGCCATTGCCTTATCAACAGCAAGAAAGGCTAAGAAGAAAAAATGATTAAGAACAAAACTTATGCAAAGTTAGATAAGCAAGAAGAAGTCATCGAAGACAAAAAGAAAAAGATTAAAGAAGCAGAGATGGAAAAGAAGATTAGAGCGATTGTTCGTAGTGAGATGAGCAGGAAAGTTAAGAAATGAAATTCTTTATTGCTGTGGTTGTTTTCTGTGTTGATGGTCAATGTGCCTTCTGGAAGTCTGATGAAAACTTCTACAGTGAACGAGAGTGTCAAGCCGTTGCTATGAAGGCTATACACAACATTGAATCAGAAGTAGATGTAGACATGATTGAAGGTGTTTGTCTTCCTATCAGTAAAAAGGATCAAACATAATGGTTAAGAAGGTATATCAGAACAAAGAAGGTGGTTTAAACCAAAAAGGTCGAGATTACTTCAAGCGTACTGAAGGTGCTAATCTTAAACCACCAGTATCAGCCAAGGAAGCAGCAAAGTCACCCACTGCTGCTAAACGAAGGAAATCATTCTGTGCAAGGATGTCAGGTGTGTCTGGTCCTATGAAGGATGAAAAAGGTAGACCAACAAGGAAGGCACTGGCACTAAAGAAATGGGATTGTAACTAGTGGACAGTAAGTATGTTGAAAGAAGTATATTTGGAAAACTTGCTGAGTTGGAGTTTGAAAAAGAGTGTTTAAAAAGAAACTTGTTAATCGCTGCTCCGGTGCTAGATAACCAACCAGGATGGGATTACATAGTTGATTTTGGAAGTGGTTTAGTTAAAGTACAGGTTAAAAAAATAGGAAGAAACACCACAAATAACGGAAGAGAATATAAAACTATCCAGTTAAATGGTAGGTCTTCTTATAAAAAGAAAGACGGTTCTTGGAACCATAGATCTTGGAAATATGATGAATTTTCTTATGATTTCTTGGTAGGTGTTGATTTAGAACTAAATGATATGTACTTATTTCCGTATGATGTGTTAAAATCTTTAACCAGGACACAAACACCTGTTGACGGACAAAGCTATAAACCAGGTTTGGACTGGAATATTTATAAATGGAAATGATTAATGGCTAACCAAACTTATCTCCAAACAGTTAATAATGTATTAATTAGACTTCGTGAAAACGAAGTTAGTGCTGTTACTGACACTTCCTACTCTAAGTTGATTGGTAGGTTTGTCAACGATGCAAAGCGTCAAGTAGAGGATGCTTATAACTGGAACGCTCTAACAGAGACATTAACAGTTACTACTACTAATTTGTTATTTAACTATGTTCTAACTGGTGTTGGTCAGAGATTCCGTGTTATTGATGTTATTAACCAAGAGAAAAATTGGTTCCTTAAAAACGAAACTACTAACCGTATGAATGAATTGTTTCTTAATGATACTGTTCAATACGGTCCACCAGAGTTATATAACTTTAACGGTGTTGATGATGGTGATACACAGGTAGATTTGTATCCTGTACCTGATGGTGTTTATAACATCTATTTTAACGTCATTAAACCCACAGCACCTTTGGTTAATAGTTCAGATGTTATTAAAGTTCCAGCAGAGCCTGTGGAGTTTTTGGCCTATTCCAAGGCATTGTTAGAGCGTGGTGAGGACTCTGGTATCAACAGCACTGAAGCATATCAGTTGTATCTTCAGTCACTAGCAGACCATATCTCTGCTGAGGCTAACCGTTATCCTGATGAAATCACTTGGGTTGATTACTAATGAGACCGTTACAGACAGGTAGTATAGCTGCTCCAGGGTTTCTTGGGTTAAACACTCAAGACAGCAGTGTTCAACTATCTTCAGGGTTTGCTTTAAAAGCGCAGAACTGCATCATAGACAAATATGGTCGTATTGGTGCTAGGCGTGGTTGGGTTCCTGTAAACACTACAGTCAATACTGATCTTGGTAGTGCTAACCCATTACAATTCTTGTTTGAAGTGTTGATTCCTGGTAGTAATGTGTTAATTAGTGGTGGTAACAATAAGTTGTTTACCGGTACTACCACAATGACTACTGCTGTTGTTAGAAACTCTACTAACAGCGGTAACTTAACTTACACTATCACAGGTAACCACTGGCAAGCAGCAGCATTGCCGTTTGGTGATGGTTCAGCGGCACTGCCACACGCATATTTAGTACAATCAGGACATGAAGTATTGGTGTTTCACAACCTAAGTAGCTCTGGTCATAACCATGATGGATCTTATGGTTTTCAGCGCTTAGGCGATGTTGGAACAGTACCATCTGGTTACGCTACAAACACCTTTAAGCCTAACTGTGCATTAGCAGCCTATGGTCGTATATGGATGGCTGATATTGTTGGTGATAGGCAAACAGTCTATTTTAGTAGGTTGTTAGATGGTTCTGATTTCCAAGGTGGTGATAGTGGTTCGTTGTCCCTTAATGCGGTGTTTCCGAGCAACGATAAGATAGTAGGCCTTGCTGCGCATAACGGCTTTCTTATTATTTTTGGTAGAAACAACATTGCTGTTTACGGTAGCCCAATTGATGTTACTCAATTAACTCTTATAGACTTTATTCCTAATGTTGGTTGTATCGCTAGAGATAGTATTGTTTCTACAGGAACAGATGTTATCTTCTTGTCTGACTCTGGTGTTCGTAGCCTTCAAAGGGTTGTCATTGAGAAGTCATTACCCTTCAGGGATCTATCTAAGAATGTTCGTGATGAGTTGATACTTAATGTTGCATCAGAAACACCAGCAAACATTAAAGCAGTTTATTATGATAGAGATGCTTTCTATTTGTTAGCGTTACCTACTACTGGTATTGTATATTGTTTTGATACTAGGTCATCGTTAGAAGATGGCGCTGCTAGGGTTACTACTTGGACTAAAATTGATCCTAGGGCTTTCTTTGTTAATGAAGCAAAAGAACTGTTAATAGGTAAACCAGGACGTATTGGAAGGTACTCTGGTTTCTATGACAACAATGCTGTATATCGATTAGAGTATTTTACAAACTACTTTGATATGGGTAGTCCTACTACCTTAAAGATACTAAAGAAGATAGGCTTTGTTGTTATTGGTGGTGGTGGGGCCAGTGTTGCTGTCAAGTATGGTTTTAACTACGAAGATAACTACCTATCACAAACCAAGGTACTAGCAGGTGGCTCTGCTTTTGAATACGGAACTGCTGAGTATGGACTAGCAGAGTACTTTGGTGGTATAATTATAGAAAGATTTGTTGTTAATGTTACTGGTGCTGGATCAGTGATTCAAATGGGATTAGAGACTGATGTCAATGGTAATCCCTTCTCTATTCAGAAAATAGACATCGCTGTTAAAACAGGTAAGACAGTTATTTAAGGAGATATAAATTGGCATCCTATGTAAAATCTACTAACTTTGCTGTTAAGGACTCTCTTACAACAGGAGATCCAGCAAAGGTTGTAAAAGGTACAGAAATTGATGTAGAGTTTAACAACATTGCTTCTGCTGTTAATTCTAAATCTGATGCTATTAGCCCTGTCTTTACAGGTACACTTACAGCAGATAGTATTCTTTTTGGTACACAGACCAACAAAGCTACTCTTACTTATAGCACCAACACTGCAAGGACATTGACTGTACCTGCTGTGTCTGGTAATAGAACCTTTGCTTTTATTGATGAAGCACAAACATTCACCACTAATCAGACTATCGGTGCAAACCTTATCTTTAGTGGTAATGCTCGACGGATTCAAGGTGTTTTTAGTACGTATAGCA